CAATCAACTGCTGTGTGTATTCGTCAATGACCGCATCTTTCTGAAACTGTGTCACTGATTCGACGATTCCGGATGTGTTCTCCTCAACGACTGACTTCATGAGTGCCATGTTCTCATATTCCTTGACTGTCATTTCTTTCTCGTCGTACTGCCATTCGGTCACTGTCTGCATCTTTCCGTCGCTGCCCTCAACCTCTCTTGTCACCTGTTCGATGTTCTTACGCAGGTAAACCGTTGACGGCGACGATGTCCTGTCGACCTCCTCCGGCTTGTCCGGCTGTGTTCCTGTCACCTTTTTCCAGTCTGTCATGTTCGTTCTCCTTTCTGCTATGCTTTGAAACTATCCTCTTGAGTTTCTTGACATTGATTTTCGGTTTGATGTAATCAATGTAATAGTTGTATGTGTCTGTGTGTTTGAACAATCCCATATATGACAACATCACCGATGCGTTATACCATGAGATTTTATCCTGCTTTGAGATATGGTTTGCCTTGCGTCTCGCAGCCTCAATGTTTGATTTCCGGATGGTTGTCCGGTCATGGTGAAATTGAAATCCCATAAAATCAAGCATACGACCCTTTGTGACCTGCTTTCCGTCTTTATCGAGTACCGGATTCCCGCCTTTATCAAATACCGGATATTCAAATCTAAACACCTGCCAATCGCTTTTTATTTCAAGGTCGAGATTGTCATTCAGATATGTTTCGATTGCTGCATGTATTTTGTGCAGTTTCTTTTTGCTCTTTCCCAGTATCACCATGTCGTCCATATATCGCATGTAATGCTCTGCATGGAGTTCCTCTTTGATGTAGTGGTCGAGTGCTTTCAAGTAAAAATTGCCGAACCATTGTGATGTGAAATATCCCAACGGAACGCCTTTTCGCATCTCCTCAATAATTTCTTTCAGTTCATCAAACATCGCTCCTGTGATGCCGATTTCCTGCAATATCTCCAACGCTCCGGAGATGTCGTCAAATGCTATGCATCCGACAAGCGTTTTCGTCTGCTCTGCATCTATCTCAACACCTGCATCCGTCAAAATCTTTGCAACGAGTGCTATTTTGTCATGTTCAATCAGTATGCAGAGTAATCTATAAAACCGTTTATCTCGAATTACCTCTTTGAGTTTCCTTTTGAGGATTCTCCGGTTTATGGATTCAAAGAAATGGTGAACATCCATCTTGAGAACAAAGAATTTCTTTCCGTCGTAGGAATCAAGCCATTTTCTCATGTACTTCTTTCCGTAATGAACACCCCTGTCCGGAATGCTCCCGCATGAAAATTCATACAATCCATTCATCACAATCGGTTTGAACTGACCTATTGCACAATGATGAATAACCTGCTCGTATTTGTAATGCGGTTTCAATATACGGCGTGTTTTCTTGCTGCTGCTCTCGTTGATGATGCTCGGTTTGTGATAGTCCGGAATGAACAACTCCTCTGTCAACATCTTTTTCAAGAGTTCTGTGTGTTCATCGAGGTTCTCTAATACCTCCCGCACATCATTCCTGTTCTTTTTCTTTTTGGATGCATTTATAAAACACTGTTTTATGTAGTCGTCTTGTAACATTGGTTCATATAGGTTGTTGTAACTTCTCATATAGTATTTTCTTATCTCCTATCGGTTTTTGTGCGGATGCTTACTCAACCGACCCTATATCCGGAATGATTTTCGCCTTGTGGCGTGGGATATAGGCTGCATTTGATTAAACGCTCCGATATGAGAAGAAATTGGACGCACCGATGTTCCAGTTCGCATTGCCCGCAGAATTGTTCAAATTCAAGTAATCCGCACCGCAGTTCTCGCCATTGTTACAGTTACCGCCGACAAGGGCGACCGCAGGGAGCAGGAACACCGCCCGACACCGCACCCTATATCCCTATATTCATTTTTCTAAAAACGACCACACCGCCTAACGGCGGGAATAGCGGAGGCGTTCCCCCTCCGTTCCTCCCCCTGCTGCTTACGCAGCGATAGGCTGTTCTAAGAAAACGGACGCACCGACGCTCCAGTACGCAGCGCCCGCAGAATTGTCCAAATGCAAGCAATCCGCACCGCAGCCCTCGCCATTGCCACAGCTACCGCCGACAAGGGCGACCGCAGTAATTCCGGCATTCCACCAAAAATAATCACATGTGTATGTGCTACTGCTGCCACCTATTGAATTGACAATGCGTCCGAATCTGCTTGACTTTGTTCCTTTCTGATAACCGCTGCCGGATGATGCGAATGTGATTCCGACCTTTTCAAAGTCCTTTCCTGTCAGATTGTACGGAGGTGTCATCTTTGCAAGGATTTCACCGCCTACCATCAACAGACCGTTGATTCTATCCCAACGGTTGCCCCACGGTTTTTCCATATAGAACACTTTGACCTCATGAGTTGTGTCGTTATATCCGAAAAACTGTCCTTTGTCTTTGAGTGTTCCGGTCGCAAGGTGTCCGTAATTCTGTGATGCATTATCAACATATCCGGATGTCTGACCCTGTCCGAATGCAGTCTGTGAATTGTCTGTCTTTGACATAATCTTGAGCATACAATTCAACAGGTTTCGTTTGCTCCATGAGCCGATATTCCATCCCGCACCGTTTGCCTTTGCTCTTGCAATCTCCGTTGATGCGTTTGTGTTATACATGAGTGCCTGTCCTGCAAGTGAGCGGATGCGTGTTCCATCATACGAACCGCCAAACATCGGGAAATAGAGTTTGTCCGCATGTGAACCGTCCTCTCTGACATATGCGTCATCGTTGTATGATTCATCGTACTGGACGTTTGAAATAATCATGTACTCATAGTTTCCGACTTCAAACTGTGAGAGCCAAATCTTGCCCTTGTCACCGCTGCCATCGAATACACTCATTGCATTTCCTCCGTATGCCGTGTTTGAGACATCGGATGCCGTTTTTCCGTCTGCTTTCTTTGTGTGGTCGTTCGGGTCGAGTTTATAATCTTCTGTACCGTCATATTTGACCATTGCCGGATAATTGTTCTTTACAAAAAAGACGTTTCCCCAGTCTCCAAAATCGAACCGTCCGGCAGAATAATTCATCGCAGCGGGTGTCATTCCCACCGCATCGAAAAGATATGTGCATCGTGTCGCCGGATTGCTGTCATTTTTGTTGATTTTCATTCCGTAACGCTTTACACCCTTTATTCTTACATCTTCCCCGACTGCTGCCAGTATAGCGTTTGTATTCGCATATGTGCGGTCGAGTGTGTCTTTGTCTGCTACTTTTACAATCAAGTCTCCACTTGCCATTTTTTACGCCTCCCTTATCGTCAAAATTCCATCCTCAACCGTGAGGACGCATGATTTCTTTGTGACGGTGTCAACCATAGTGTTGAGACCGTTCACGATGCCTTGACACGCTTTTGCTGCTGCATTCGCTGTCGACGCTGCATTGTTTGCCGTTGTTGCTGCACCGTTTGCACTGTTCGTCGCCTCTGTCATGTTCTTGCTGAAATTGTTCACGGTGTTCATATACCTCTGTGTCAATGTCAGTATTTCCTCATAACGGGCATTGTTGACGATAATCGGCAGGTCAAAGAATTTGTTTTTACCATCTCCCTGTCTAATTTGATAATGACCGGATGTGTCAATTTCAACTCCGATTTCTCTTTCCTTGAGAATCAGAGTGCCCTCAACCGCTTTCCAGTCTGCCGTTGTTCCGGTGCATGGTCTGATTGCTGCCATTGTTCAACCTCCTTTGCTCCGTGATTATGGAATATATCACACAATCACTTCTTTGTGTTCGTTTCGCCATCTGTTTCCAGTATCGTGGAATTATGCTGCTAATTGTCGGGAGGTCGGCGTTCCTCCGTCAAAATCAACACCCTCATTCGCATTTCTGACCTGTGGTGTTGCTCCATCAATGAAAATCGGTGTCACCGCTCGCAGATACGGTGTTTCTCCGTCGCAATCAAGATACATGCTCGAATATAAAGCCTCGGCACGGTTGAAATAGTCCTGCACACTCTCAAGTATTTTCCCTGCGGATGCAAGCAAGGAATTTTGAATCGTGTCATCAATAACCTTTTTGTCCTGCTCGACCTGTTTCTTTGCCTCTGCAACTGCTGTCTGCATCTGTGACACATCCTGTCGAATCTGTGTCGCCGTGTTCAATGTCGCCTCAAGCTGCTCTTGATTCTGCAATGCGTCCTCTGCCCGCTCTGTGACCTCTTTGCAGGCTGTTGTCGCCCTCTTGGATTCATCCGTTGCATCGTTCGTATTCTTGACCGCCTGTGAGGTGTCCTGCTGCCTCTGCTGCTCCTGTTGGATGCGGGTGTTTTCATTCTGCTGTCGATTATTCTCTGCGGTCGCCCTTGCCTGTTCTGCTTTTACTCTCGCATTTTCTGCGGTCACTCTTGCCTGTTCCGCTTTCTTGACTGCCTCATTCGTGCTGTCAATACTCTCAATGTGACCCTTGACACGGTTCTCAAGTTCTGTGAACTCATTCGCTGATAGAATCGCATTGTCGTTCCTCTGCGACGGTTCAATCTCCATTGTGAATGATGCGGATGTAATAACCTGTGAATCGTCACTCGTCCGGATTTCAATGTCGCAATACGCCGTTCCGGAGGCTGCAAGTGCTTGATTCGTCAATTCGACTGTCACATCCGAATCGAGATATGAGCATGTGTTATATACATACTTTCCGTCCGGCTTTGCGATGTTGATGACCGCCCTCGCTCCCGTCGGGATTGTGTACGGTTCACCGTTGTTGAACAGTCTTGCGACAATGAATCGTGTTGCCTTGTCTCCCTGCTTTGCAGATACTAAATATCTTTTAGTGTCTCCGGACATTTCAAGATTGATGTTCGTTGTCAGTTTCGTCAATGCTGCCATGTTCTCACCTCCTCTCAGTGTTTATTTCTTGTGCTTTCTCCATTTGCGTCTCTAGCTTTCTAAATTTATCTAATATCTCCCTATTGTCAGATTTTATTTTTTCAATTTCTTCATGTTGTTGTTGGATAAGTTTTAGCATCGGAGGAACAATGTATCGAATATCCCAGTTTTCCGGCATATTGTCATCGTTGTATTCGCAAGCGACTGGATATTTTTCTTCCACTTCCTCTGCAATAAATCCGCAAACTGTCATTCCATATCTTTGGTCATTTTCATCGAGATAATCGTCATTATATACAAACTGTCTAACCGGCAGATCGTATAATCTTTGCGGATTCAGTTTTTCATCTGTAATATCTGTTATTGCATGTTTGTATCTTTTCGATGACGTCGCCGAAGTTGCAAGCCACCCATTCGTTCCATCTTGGCATCTCACATTCGCTGCTGCACTAGATGTTCTTCCCTTAATGCACGGTGCAGATATGTCTGTATAGAATCTTTGTGTTCCATACCAATCATTTTCATTTCCCTTTGATGCAAGACTGTTCGTTCTTTTCCATGAATTAAGTATGCTATATATATTATTCCCCGACGTATCTTTCAAAAGATCCCATCCGTTGTCTACTATTATTTTTTGTCCTCTTATTGTTCCCCCATCAAGTCTGTCACAGTTTATTGTCCCCGTCGTGATGTTCGCTCCATTTATCGTGGTTCTTCCTGCATTAGCCAAATCCGAAAAGGTTACAAATCCTGTTATTGTTATATTTGCATCCCCCGATGTTGTATCAATTATATTTCCATTTTCATCATACAGCCGTATGACTATCCCTATTGTTTTATCTCCCCCCGTCGCCGTTAATTCTATTTTGTGTGCCGTCTGTGATATTTTTGACGACAATTCTCTGTTTTCATTTTGTCGGTCTGTTACCTCTGTCTCAATTTTTTCCTCAGTTTTTTCTATCCTAACTATTACTTTTTTATCTTCGTCTTCTCTTTTTTGCGATTCTTCGTAAATATTGTCTTTTAATAAATCGTTTTCTTCCTGCTGAATTTCTGCAAATGTCTTTTTTGCATTGGAAATCTCAACCGTGTTCTTTTCGGGCGTTTCCGGATATTCCGTGATTTTGACAATTCTCTGTTTTTCTTTTGTTCTCATTTTTTTTGACACAAGCGTGACCGTGTCTCCGATGCCATATAAGAGAATATCTTTGTATTTCTCTGATGCTTTCGCAAGATCAATCACCTCTGCAGTGTATGCTTTATATGGTCTTGACATCTCCTCAATCTTTGCTGTTGCATCTTCAATCAAACTTGTTGCATTTGTGTATCTTTCATCTTTCCACACATATGATTTAACTTTTGAACTGTATTGAAAATTATCTATATAGTCTTTTCCTATCAAACATTCCGGTGTGATTCCGTCCTTGCCTATCGGATAGATTCTTGTATAAAAATCATATGTGTCCGATTTCAATGATATTTTCCGGAGGTTCATCCCCTCCATGAAATAACATCCTTTGTCACTTCCTATCCGGTCGTATATGTCGATTGTCTTTGTCAGTGAGTGAATAATGCACTCGCAACGGTATGTTGAGAGGCACTTTTGTAGAACATCCCATGCTGTAGCGCTCTCCTGCATGTCGATGGTTCTTTTTTTTGTAACATTGCATTTTCCAATATGCCATCCCGTACCATTGAACGCGATCTCAAGGCACTCTTTGATTGTCTGTTCTTCCGTTTTAAACCCATAACGGAATGGCATTCCCTCCAATTCCTCAACATTGAGAGTTGCAGTGTATTTGTTAAACTGTTCACCCTTTTCAACTGCCTTGATAACAAATTCATCCGTCTTTGTTCGTATATAGTATTCTTCTTTTAATAGATCAACCAATACTCCGGTTGCAGAATAACTGAACGACAGTTCCTTGTCTCCGGAATCCAGTGTTGTGGTTATTTCCCTGTCCTTAAATTCTGACAATATCCCAATTTTTTCCTTTTTGTCGTCAAATATCTGCATTGCTCGTTCCTCCCTTAAAATTGCTAAATCCACATAGGTGTGTATCTAATGGTCACACACGCCTTTGTATCCGAAAATGTGAGTACTATTTCTTTTCCTTTTAATATTGGAAACATCCATATATTCACCTTGTCAAATGCATTTTCCCCATCAATGGTCACAAGTCCAGTCTTTGCATCTATCACAACCGTCTTTCCTGCTTCTAAACTATCAATGATGATATCGTCCTCTCCCAGTCCGGTGATTGTGTAATTCGTCAAGTCGCTCTTTGCATATATCTCCACAACGCACGGAGTGTCTCTTGTGCCCACTTTATAGAGCGATGCAGAGGTTTTCCCATCAAATACGATTGAAATGTCGTCATCGACAAAGAATCCGTCAAATTCAAGATTTACAATGTACCTCTGTTTCACATTTTGTTTTTCGTAGTCATCTGTTGTGATAAATCCGAAGTATGTTCCTTTGTAACCGTCAAGTTCCATCTTACAAGCCTTTGTGAAATTGCTCATGAGTTCTGATGCTGCACGGATGATATTATTTCTATCCTTTCCCTTGAAATATATTGACAATTTCAAATGTCCCATCTGAACCTCTGTCTCAAGCTCCGTCGGCAGTACTGCGCTCGTCAACCATTCATATGAATTTGAAAAAGAGGGAGGCTGCACATCGGCGGTCAACTGCTTTGCATCATACTTTCTGATATCTGTTCCGTTTATTTTCATTGTTCTTCTTTACCTCCCTTTTCGTTTATTTGTCACCATTTCCGCATCTACCTTTGACACTGTTCTGCTTGCAATTTCGTCGTCATCAATGTATGTGTGATTTGTCACATATACGACTGGTGATTTCTGCACTGCATCCAGTTTCTTATCAAGCATGCTGTTCAATTTGTTGTAAAATTCTGCAAGTGGAAGAATCGCTTCGTCTCCCGCCTCACCTCCTATCATGAGGCTGTTGCCGTTGATACCAAACACGGTCGGATTAGTCATGATTCCACCCGTTTTGTAGTATTCTATATTGAATTTCGGGACAGAGCCTTTTCCTCCAATTCCATACGGCGATTTTCCTCCCGATACTGTGATATGTGGAATTTTCAATGGTGGCAATGACCACTTGAAATCCATTGCTTTTTTTAATTTTCCAGTTCCTCTTTTTACCGTGGATACTGCATCGCTTATAGTTTTAGTGGTTTTCTTTCCGATCTTATTCAAAGACTTTATAAGTGGTTTTTCTGCTCCGTCAAGTGTTTTCTTTACTGCCGATGCTCCGGACACACCCAAGTTTTTGCATGCATCTGTATATGTTTTCTGTGCCTTTGTAAGTTTTTTCTCCGCATTCTCCGTTGCTTTTGCTATTTTTTCATCTGTACTTTTCTTTGTGTCCTGTAATTCCGTGGTAGCCTGTGTTTTAGCAGATATCTGTCTTTCCTTATACAGTTTTTCATATCTTTTTAGTTCCTCGTCTGTCATGGAATTGAGTGCTTTTACTTGTTGTAAACCGCTTACGCCCATTTCCTGTATCGTTTTGTACAGATTGGTGTTTCCCATTCTTGATTGCAAAGTTTTGATCTGTCTCTGCCATTCCTCAATAGCTTCAACTTGTGTTTGCATTCCAACAAGTAAATCGGTTTTCGACACGGTGTCTCCCGCATCATAAGACTCAAATAATGAAAACGAAGAAAGAAGTGATTCTTTTCGCTCCTTTACTGCATTTTGGTATTCGGCATTCAAACTCTTAATCTCTTTTTTCAAATCTGCATTGATTTGCTTTTCGCTTTTAGCATAATCCTGTTGTGCTTTCAAAAGCTGCTTATTCAGAGTTTTTTTATCAGCCAAATATTTTTTATCAGCTTCTGTCCTTGCCGATGTACCCTTTTTAATCTGCTTTCTTACTGCATCCCAATATTCTGTTTCCTGTTTCAAAGACATTGTATGATATGTCTTATACGTATTTATTTTTTTCTTTGCTGCCTTTACAATCTCGCTGCCTAAATCAGACGCTGATTTCTTTGCATACTTCTTATTTTTTGTAATTCCATTTGCAACACCTAATGCCAGATTCTTTCCGATCTGTTCCTCCATAACCTTGGATGGGGAATGGATTCCGAAAAAATTTTTTAATCCGGTCAATACCGAATTTCCAAACCCTTTCACCTTTGAAATCACCCAGGACTGCATGTTGCTAATTCCTTTCCACAGTCCTTTCACGAGATTCACTCCAATTGTTATAGTCTGCCCCGGAATCCTACCCACAGCATCCACAACCTCGGATGCAAATTTCTGTGCATTTGCCTTTGCGGTTGCAACTTTTTCCAACACGGAATTAGCAGCCTTTTGAAATCCGTCCTTGGTTTTTTGCACCATGACATCAAGTTTTCCACCAGTCAGTTTATTGATTTCATCATATTTTTTCTGATAATGGTTTTTTACTGCTACCATGGTTGCAGCCACAATACCCTTTACTCCACCACCGTTCTTTTCATAGGCAGATTTCATTTCATCCAGATTTTTCTTTGTGGCTTTTGTAGATGCTTCCATATTGGTTTTTACATGATTATATACAGCTTTAAATCCTGCTGCTGTCACCTTTCCGATCGTGCTATTTTTAACTGAATCGGTCATTTTCTTGACATTTGTTTCTACCGCTTCCCCTGACTTTTTGAATGAATCAGTCACACTTTTTTTGATGTTGTTAAAATGTGTTTTTACGCTTCCCCACATTTTTCCAGCAAATGCACTAATCTTGTCCCAGTTTTTATATAGGGCAACGCCTATCGCAATTAACGCCGTTATAATTAAAATCGCTTTTGCAAATGGATTCATATTCATAACTGCATTCAATGCCGTTTGTGCTGCTGTCATGCCTCCGGTCGCCGTCGTGGCTGCCGTTGTTGCTGCTGTGTGTGCTGCCGTGGCTGCTGTTCCCGCCGTATCTGCTGCCGTTCCCGCTGCCGTGGCTGCTGTCTTTGCCGTAATCTTTGCAATTATCTTTGCAGCTCCGGACACAAATTTCTGTCCGGTCGTTACCGTGTCAGAGATTCCCTTTGCCACTTTTCCGAATCCGATTGACAACGGACCGATAGCAGCGACCACAAGACCAACTTTGAGAACTGTTTCTTGCTGTGCCGGAGAGAGCGACGTGAACCATTGTGTCAACTCTTGAATCTTTCCGGTCAATTTTTCAATCATGGGTGCTGCGGATGTCTGTGCTGTGGATGCCAGTGTCGACAACGCCAGTTTTGCGTTGTTCATTGCAACCTTTGCATTGTCAATCGGGTCGAGTGTTCCGTTGTAGGTGTCCTCGACTGTTGAACCGTATTCTTCCATTGATGACGAAAGACTGGTGAGGTCAATTCTGTTCTCACGAATTGCCTTTGTCATTTCCGCAGCACCTTTTTTTCCGAACAATTCCGTTGCAATCTGCATCGCCTCGGTCTCTGTCTTTGCGTTCTTGATGCTGCCGATAGTATCTGACAACGCCTCGTCCATTGATTTTCCCTCTGATGTGGCGTTCTGTAATGCTTTTTTCAGACCCGCCATTGCTTGAGTTGAATCAACACCGTTTGCGTCGAATTGAGCCATCAAATTGATTGCTTGAGGCAATGACAATCCCATTTCTTTGAATTGTGCGTTATTGTCGAGGACATATCTCTCTAATGTATCAACAGAGATTCCGGTTTCCTGTGCCTTTGCCGTGAGTAATCCTAACAAGTTTCCCGTCTGTGATGCATCGACGTTCCATGCTTTCATAATCTTGTCAACTTGGTCGACTGACTGTGTGACATTCGTTCCGTTGACTGTTGCAAACTGAATGAACTGTTTTGATGTCTTTTCGAGTTCTGTTCCTGTTGTATGGAATCTTGTATTGACTTCTCCGATTGCCTCGCCTACCGTTGACATATCCTCCGGCATTGTGCCGAAAACATTATCCGCAGACTGTGTCAGCCCCTCAAGTGCCTCTCCGGTTGCTCCGGTCTTTGTCACTATTGTGTCGTAACCCTCGTCGAGTTCTGTGAATGCTTTGATTGATGCTGCACCAATACCCGCAATCCCCGCAGATACAACCGACATTTTCTTTCCGAAACTTTCCATCTTTGTTCCTGCCGTATCGCAAGCAGTCGCAAATTTTTCAAGTTTATTATCTTTTAACTGGTCATTAACATTTTTTAGTTCTGCCTCCATGTTCATGAGGGCAGTTTTTGACTTTTCCGTCTTTACTGTCTGATTTGCAAGTGCAGTCTCCGTCTTTCCGATTGCTGTCTCATTTGCGGTAAACTCTTTCTCTAACTTGTCAAGTTCCTCTTTGAGTGCCTTTGACTGTTCGGAGTTCTTTCCGGTCTCTGCTGTCGATTTCTCATAAGCCTCTTTTGCAGCATCAATCTTTGTATTGAGTTCCTCTTGCTTTGTCTTTTGGTCTGACAGTTTCTTTGTCAACTTCTCCTGCTGCTCACTGTTCAATTTCACGATGTTTTTCTGCACCGTGATTTTTTGAGTGAGCGATTCGGCTTTTGCCTTGAGGCTGTCTGTTTCCGACCCGAACAACTTTGCTTTCGTCGCGGCCGTCGTATATTCCGCAGACAAGACTTTCATCTGCGATGCTGCTGATTTCATTTGCGATTGATAACTGCTCGAATCTGCCGATATTTTGACGCTTGTATGAGCCATTCGGTCGCCTCCTCTCTTACTGATTTTCGTTGATTGTATCTAATTCAAATTTTAAGTAGTCCAACAACGTGACAATGTTCTCTTTCATGCATTGACTGTATGAGTTTTTCAATAGCCGAATCGCAATTTTTACAACACGGTCAACAATTTCCCCGCAGACTTTCCATTGATTTTCCTCCGGTTGTTCATCCTCGTCCTCATATCCATTTTCACGGTCATAGTCATCGAATGCGGATGCCTCTTTTTCCACCTGCTCAACCTCGACAATGTTCAACATCTTCTCTGCAACAATGTTCTGCATGATGAAATGAACCGTCTTGATTGCCGTCAGAAATTCAACTGCATCAATCTCCCCAACTGCTGCAAGCGACAATTCATTCCCGAACATCTCCTGCATTATCTTTTTGTCGAAAAACATCACTCCGGAGAATTTCTCCGTGTCATTCTTTTCCATGAGACTGATGTATTTTTTATACTGTTCTACCGTTACGGAATTGATGAAAAGTCTCTCACCTCTGCAAGTGACCTCGATTTCCGGTATCACTTGCCACTCTGAAAATTTTTCTCGATGTTCTCCATTCTCTTGGTGAGTTCTTCTGCAATTCCCATGTCGATGAACTGGAACTCAAGAATCAAACCTGCTGCATCAAGTCCGGTCTCCGGATTCTTTAATTCCTCAACGGTGAACTGGTCTCCGTATGCTTTGCAGATAAAAAGCCCCATCGCCTCAATGTCCTGCTTTGAATACCTCTGTTTTGCGTCGACAATCTCTGCAAGTTCGAGATATTCCGTGTATGTGTCGATTGACATTTTCGGCATTGTAAACTCTTTGTTATTGACTATAATTTTTCTTTTCATGATTTATCCTCCTGTTATATGTCCTCTTATTAGCCTAAACCGCCGTTTTTCTCCTGCACTTTGCTGAACCATGCCTTGATTGCCTCTGCTGCCTTTGTGTCTCCGGAAACGAGGTTTGATTCGTCGACCGAAATCTCATACGCATTGTCAAGACTTCTCTCATAGAATGAACCCTTGATGCTCTTTGTTGTCGGAGACAATTTGCCCTCTTTTGTGCTTGCCTCCTCACTGATGCCCTCTGCGAACTTTCCGGCGTATAACCATTTGAAATCATACTTTCCGTTGAGTTTTCTTTCTCTCCATCCGACAGCGACCTCCGGTGCTTTGTCATCCGCAGTCTTTACAAGAAAACCGTTCTCGTATAACTGACCGAAAAGAATCTGTCTGTCCTGTGGCGCAAGTGCATTGACCTCAAGTTCGATTTCTGTTCCCTCATAGGAATTGATGACTTCCTCTGTTCCATCGTCAGAGTAAATCTTTTCAGAACTCCACTTTTCGTCAACCTTTGCTTTGATTGCTCTTGCCAGTTTAACCGGAGTTTCTGCAACGTATGCTTTCGCATCGTTCTGTGTGAGTTTTGCGATGTAGAAATCTCTACAACCGCAAGTTCTACTCCTCACAATCTTCTGTTCTGTGTCGCTAACCTGTGTTACTGTTTCGCTCATGTCTATTCCTCCATTTCATAAAACTTTGAAAACCTTTGTGCTTTCATATAGATTCCGTCCTCCGGCTTTGAATCGTCTCCGTTCCTGCCGTCAAATGAGAAATCATTTTCTTTCATGAGTGACTTGATTTCCCTCGCAAGTTCAACCTCGTCATTCTCTGAGAATATAGTGACCTGCACTGACAGCGTCACTCCCTCTGCATCGTCGTCCGAAAAATTCTCGTCGTTTTCTCCCAAATCCCACAATGTCACATGTCTGTCATGGATGTTTTTGTCATACCATCCTTGCACCACAATGATTTTCCTGTCTGATATTGGTTTCAATGCGTCGGATGCATCTTTGATGATGTCCGGACTGCTGCTCATGCTCTCACCTCATTTCAATGTGTTGTCTAAATATGATTGATATTCCTGTTCTGCGATTTTTTGCAGTTCCGCATCTGCCTCACGCCCTGTTGCATAGATAAATTCTTGAGGCGGGCGATAGATAGTTCCCCAGTTTATGAATTTCACATAAAAATGTTCGCTGTTGTCCGACTTTTCCCATCCAACATTCGCAGACGCTCCGGTGTCTTTCACCTTGACTGCTCCTACCGGTATGCTGTCCGCTGCATGTGATGTCACGGATGACTTTGAACCAAATCCTCGACCGGACAATTTAATGTCCGCAGATTTCGGAATCTTACTGGACATGATGTTTTTCACGACTGGTTCGCTTTGCTTGACAATCTTTTGATTGACCTCTTTTATGTCCTCGTCGCTCGCTGCGTCCTCAAATGCTTTCATAAGTTCTTTCAAACCTTGAAATTCCATCTCGATTTTCACTGCATCACCTCCGGTGTCAGATTATGACACTATGCTCCCGCTCTACATTTCAACTGATATTTCCTATCGTCTGTGAACATCGGACACGCATCATATATTTTGAACTCAACGCCTTTATACACTGCATAGAACTCTTTCAGATTCAATCTGATTTCCTCCATCTTGTCGCAGGCTCTTGTTTCAAACACAATCGTGTTCTCAAGACCTATCTGCAACGCATTGTATTTCTCGTTTGTTCCCAAACTCTTGACATCGCACCAACATGAGAAAAATTCCTGTTCCTCCTGCTGCCGTCTGCCCTCAACAACGCTTGTTGTCTTACGAATTATCTTGATTCTTCCCGTCATTCTGCTGCACCTCCGTATATTTCTTTTAGCAGCATGGAGGAAACGGCAGCGGATAGCGTTTTTGTGTCGCTCCGGTACTTGTCACGGTTGTCGTACAGTTCTTTCACGGACATAAATGCAAGCAGTTTTTGACGGCTTGTGAGGTTGTTCCGGTCAAAATTCGGAATCAGTTCCGTCATTTCATCCAGTGTCGTGTCAAGCATCAATTCAAGGATTTCGATGTCGTCATCATAGTCGATGTGACAATATGTCTTGCATGTAGCAATCAGACCGCCTCTGTACTTCTCTTTTTCTTCATCCGTCATGTTCTCACCTGCTTTCAATAGCAGGACGGATTCACCGCCCTGCTGCCATATTACCCGTTGATAACTTCTGTAATCTGACCCTTGATGACTGCTCCCTTGTCAACAGGCTGCACATCGAAACGGTCACGCACCTTGATTCCGGTCATGTCCTTATCCCATAAACCCGCACCTTTGTCATTGAGGTCGATTGTGAGGACGTTTCTGTCAAAGAGTGTGACTGCCTCTTTTAAATCACCGCAGAAAATAGGATGCTTGTACCCGTCGATTGTGTGACCATCGGCGTTCATGATCTTCTCGGATGCAAGAGTTTTCTTTGATAATTTGATGATAGGATATTCGCCGAAAAGCATCTTTCCCTTTGTCTGCTGTGTCGGGTCTTTCTGTAAAATATAGTTGCCGTCTTTATCCTTTAACTTGTCAAGGTAGTTGAAACCGCTCTGATTTGTGATAACAACTGCATTGTCAGCGATTGCAGGGTCTAACTGCTCATTGAAAATGTCCTTGAGGCTGTCAAGGTTCTCGACTGTGACCTCTTTCCCTTTTGTCATCTCATTGAGTACCTTGAGAATCATTGCGTTACGGGTTGCCTTTGTTTTCTTGGCAATCCATTTGTTGATGTATGCCATGATGTTGGATGCTGTGTCCTCAAGTAACTCTGCTGTCATCTTGAGGATTCCACCCTTTTTCTTTACCTTGTACTCAATCGGTAAAAATTCCGGTTCGTCCATCTCCGGAAAATCCGCAGCCTCGTCAACATTGTCAAATGGTGTTGATTCTGCATCAACCTCAATGTTTCGTGTTCCTGTCTTGGTTGTTACGCCCTCGACATTGACATACTGTTCAAGGTTGTCGGATGAACGACGCAACTCGATGATGTCTGTTCTGATGTCCTCCGGAATTGTCACACCGATTCCGACCTCTCCCTCACTTCCTGCGGTTGTGTCAGATGTGAGTGCATCCTTGTACACCTTGATGTCTGCCTCGTCTGCCTCTTTGTGCAGGAATCCGGCTTTGACAATGTTGACAAATGATTTCACGATGTTCTTTTTGTCCGGCTTGGCATCCCCGCCGACCTGCTTTGCAGTTCCGTTGTTGACTTTGTCCTCGATGTCATCCTTCTCCTCCTCGTCCAAATCATAGAGGAGGTCAAATCTGTTCTGTAACTCCTTGAGTTCCTCTTTTGCTGCCTTTGCCTTGTCGAGTTTTCCGTCGTTCACAAGGCTCTTGACCTCATTTTTCTTGTCGTTAATCTGCTTGAGTAACTTCTGTAATTCCTTATTCATGTTTTTTCCTCGCTTTCTTACATACCGTAAAGGTATAAATCTTTGAGAATCTCCTGCTTTTCTGCCTCGATTCTCTGTTTTTCTGCCTCTGCTGCTGCACTGTTCCGGTTTTCAAGTTCTGCAATCACTGCATCGACGATGTCCTTTGTGCCGATTCCCTTGAGTGTCTCCGGAATATTGTTGTATTTCTCGAAAAAGTCAGATGCACACGCTGCAACTGCTGCCTTTTCCTCGATTTCAACATTGAAATACTGTTGCATCTTCTTACTGTCGAACCATGTCTCATTGCTCATGAGAGATTGAATTTTGTCTCTTGTGACACCCTCCTGCACATGTTCCATGTAGACATCAAGAATTGAATCCTCGCAGAGATTCAACTGCTTTATGACTGCCTTGAAATCGTCTGCGTTTCCGTATGCCATGCATAACGGTTTGTGAATCATCGCTTGAGCACCTGTTGCGAAATGCAGTTCGTCACATGCAAACATGATGACTGATGCAATGGATGCAGCCATTCCGTCAACATATCCGACTTTGTGTCCGTCATATCGCTTTAACTGGTTGTAGATTGCCAGTCCTGCAAATACATCTCCACCGCCGGAATTGAAATAGATGTCAATGTCCTCATATCCATCTAACTGGTTGAGGAAATCTGCGATGTCCTGCGGACATCTGTCCTCCTCATACCACATAGATTCCCATGTCGCTGATACAATGTCACCGTAGAAATACAAGGAACATCTGCTCTGCTCCTCGTCCTGCTCTAAATCCAAATAGCCGACATTCTCAACTTTTCCGCTACGTTTATTTTTCTTTGTGAAATCAAAACGTCTTTTCTTTGCCATGCTTATTCACCTCCCTCCTCGTCAGTCTCGTCCTCTGCCGTGTCGGTTTCGTCCGGTTCTGTTGCTGTGTCCGGCTGCTCTGTGTCCGGCTCTGTTTCTTTCTCCGGTTGCTCCGGTTCATCGGTGTTCTCCTGCTCGGATTCACCTTTCAAATATGCTGCACCCGCCATCGTCAACGGTACGATGCTACCGTTCGCAAGTAGGACATCGCCTCCCTCCGCATCTTCCATGTCGAGTTTACGTCTTGCCTCATTCGGTTTGATAATCGTTCCATTGACACCGTTTCTCAAATACTCCATCTGCGTTTTTGAATCGGTGCGGAACAATACCTTTTCGTTGAATTTGTAATAATATCCGTCGTCTGTATCTTCATCCGGCAGCATTTTGAAATTGATTTCCTCCTCATACTGCTTGATGATGAACAGTTCCGTGTCGACGTAGAATGATAACTGCTGCATTTCGCTATTGCTATATGACGACTTTGAATAATCGTTGATTTGATTCGGTTTCACTCCGAACGCTCCGGCGATTTGCAAGGCGTTATATTTTTTCAGTTCAAAGAACTGTGAATCAGTCAGTTTGATGTCAAGAGGTGTGAGTTTCATTCCTAGCGGAACAGGTAGGATTTTTCCTGTGTTCTTTGCCCCGCTGCCGAACTCCTCAAACGATTTGACAAGTGCCTCTTTTGCCTTTTCGTTCAACTCTCCTGTGTATTCAAGCGTCGCTTTTGCTGTCAGACCGCTCTCATACAAGTTATTCATAAACGCCTGTGATTCGGATGCACCTGCAACCGTGTCTCTTAATATCTGTTGCACTGGTAGTCCTGTGATTCCGTCAAAGCTGAATGATGTCTTGAAATGCATCACCTCGTCTGTACTAAACACATATTGACGACCGGATGTCGGGTCTGTGTAGACGTACCACAAACGCCCCACTCCTGCGAATATCCCTGCATCGTCAACGACTATCTGCACACAATTTGACTGCATGACCCACAAATCAACGATTTTTATTTCACCGCCGAATTTCTTTCGGTCAAACTTCTTTCTCATATACACATAGCCGTTTCCGTAATGGTTGCGGTTGATTTCAACCGTGTTCCAAAATGTTGTTGGTGTCATGAACGGATTCGGTCTTTTTGAGAGCAGTTTTGATGTATCTGTCGCCTCTGCCTCAATGATTCCCTTGTCCGTTTTCTGATAATATTTGATAGGCATTTTTGCAAGGGTTTCTGACAGCATCTTGAGACATGTGAAATATGTGACCTCTGATGTCGGTTTCCCTTTTCTTTTCAGTCCTATCCGCTCAAGGAATGACGGTGAGTTCAATGTCGTTTTGCCCCCGCTGTCCTGTGGTTCGCCTTTCCACCAATTTGAAATTTTTGCTCCTAGTCTTTGAAACGGATTCATTTATTTCTCACCGCCTTTCTTCATGTATTTTTCAAATTGCTCAAGCCATTCATTGACAGTTTCGTTCACATCCGGTCGATACTCCTCTTTCATTGCGTGTTTCCATGCGTCGATGATAGCGTCAATCGGGTCGATTCGTTCTGTCGTAATGTCTTTGTCAATTTTTATTTCACCGTAGTTGTTCGAGATGGTCTTTGCGTTTGCAATCGACCAAACAAGCAGACTGTCAACTGGAACAACTATCTTGTTTCCCTCTTTGCCGACTTCCATTCCCTCGATTTCCACATTGCCCGCAAGAATCTCAAGTCTGAAATCAACGGTCGCATCGTTCAACTCTTTTGCTGTCTGTGTGACAGAGATTGAATCGAATCCCATCGCCTCAAGGTCTGACAGGAATGCTGATGCGTTGTGTGGGTCGTAACAAATCAACTGCGGTTTGAGGTTGTATTCCCTCACTAAATCCTCAAGGTATTTGATGATGTATTTGTAATCTGTCTTGATTCCTCCCAGTGTTTCCGTTACCGTCACAAGACCTTTTTCAATCCATACGTCGTATGGTACTTTGTCAGTCTTGATGTGTTCATCCACCCTTGAGGACGGGATGAACGAATGTGTGTGAACAAAATATTTTTTCGTGTCCTCCACCATGAACGGAATCACGATTGCGATTGATGTCAAGTCTCCTCCGGATGACAAGTCAACGCCGACATAGCACTTTGACCCTTTGAAATCCTTGAGTGATTTCAAAACTGCACATGCTTTCCATGATGCAATGTCCTTGATATACAGTGAATTTGACCACTGCATCCACATATTCAACTGCTTTACGAGAAAATCTCTCAAGTCCTCCCCGCCCATATCACGGGCAGTGTGTGCAATCGGAATGAGGTTCTCAAGTGCGTCTCGGTCAAACTCAAGAATCGGGTTCGCTTTTATCCAGTTTTCCGGTGTGTACCTGTCGTCGTGTTCGTCCATCTGTGCGATATACACAAATTGACTGTCGTTCTCGAAAACGCCCTTGAGTAGATTGCAGCAATACTCATATAGCTTGTAACACGGCGACTTGAGGTCGAACCCTGCTGTCGTGATGACCGAAATCAACGCCGACTTGAGTTTCTTGATACCACCCTCAAGCAACTTGTACATCTGATTTGTTTTGTGTGCGTGATACTCGTCGACGATTCCCAAATATGCACGATGTCCGTCGAGTGACTTTGTATCACCGGACAACGCTTTGATTTCTGAATGTGTCAACAGACAATCAATCGTGTGGTTGTGGTCATGCACCTTGAACCATTCTGACAAATCCTCGTCGGAATTGATAAATTTTGCGACCTCGTCAAATACGATATTCGCTTGGTCTTGCTTTGTCGCCGTACAAAATATTTTTCCGTACTTGTACCCGTCGAAATTGCCGTAATAACATGCTAAAATACCATTGATGAACGATTTTCCGTTCTGTCGTCCTAGTTGCACATAGGATGTTCTGAATCGTCTGTATGACTTTTCCTTTGTTCTCCATCCATTGAGTGACCCTAAAATGAAACACTGGAACGGATATGCCGTCACATGCTCATTTTCCTCACCCTCTGCAATAGTCAATTCCTCTGCGAAATTGATGATTTCCTCCGACTTTTCAACGTCGAAATAGTATTTGTATGGTGCTGCTTTCGATTTTTCGATGTCGTCAAGATGCCTCTGACATGCAAGACGGACATATTCTCCGGCTGTTATCTTGCCCGATACAACATCAAGGGCGTATTGTGTGCAGCGGTCTTGTGTTTCTCCTGCTTTTGCCATGCCTTAATTTGCATATTTCGCAAATTTGTTCTCCGGCTTTTGCTGTTGTGGTTTCGGTACGACCAAACGGCAGCGGGAGGAAACTGTCAGTCCGAAATCTGATGCTCCCTGCCTACACTGTTTCATGCAGCGGTCTTGAATAATCATGAGGCGTTCTCTTTCTCCGGAAACGACCTGTCTTGTACCGACCTGCACACGTTCTTTTTCGCCCGTGTCCGGATTTTCCCGCATCTCATAGACTGGAACATCCTCCATCAATGGAGTTGCTCTGATTTGCTCTGTGATTTCGATGTACTGTGTTTGTGCAATGAGCAGTCTCGCCAGTGCATCACAATCAAGGTTTGAAATCAGTTTGATTTCGAGTAATTCTTTCGCAATCTTCCGGAACTGTTTCTTTTGCTCCGGTGTCAAATATGACGGAGGTCTCACTTTGTCGCATGGTGCTGTGACCTCGGCGTTTTTTCGTGCCTCAATCTCGGCTTTTGTGAGGTGTTTTCGCCCGTTCATTACAACCAAATCTGTGGGTTGTCTCTGTCCTGCCATGATGCAACAAACCTCCTTTCCGTCAGCATTTCAGTATTTTGTGTCACATTCTGACACCTCTTTCGGACATACCTTTCTACTGAAATTCCCGTGGGGAGTTTTCTCCAAGGAAAAGAGGGGGTGCGACTAAAAACGAATCGCACAAAACTTTTTTATATCCCCCTGCCTCTCGAAAGTGGTACTCAATCAGTGACCTCAACTGTTTTTGTGTTGCTCTCATACTTGCTTTGCTCTGCTTATATAAAGCAGTGATTGTGTTGTGTGTCTTATGGTTGAGAGGTATGAGGTTGAACGGATTCAAACGCTGTTCCCAGTCGTCCTCAAGTTCAATGATATGGTGAACCGGATTGCATGTGAGCAACTCATGCTCGACATATAATGCGTATATATCTACGTTGTCATAGACCTCAATGATACGCTCTCGCATCGCCCGCCATTCCTTTGATACATAGAACTCTGCTGCTCTCTCGTCTCGCCGTGTGTTGTTATATATCATGTGCCTCGACTGCTGCCGTTGCTCACATTCCTCGCACATCTTCATTGACTGCGGTATTAACTTCCCACACCTGCATGATTTCAAAAGCATCTGTGTTCTCCTCTCTTGCATCATTCTCCTGCTGTGTTATCCATAAGAGGCGGGCAGTTATGCACATGACTGTGTATATCCCACCCGCATATAACAGGAGGGCAAACAGGCAAGAAAAAAGCGACTGCATATCTGCAATCGCTCGTCTCAACTGTTCACGCTAACATATTATCACGTTTATTTTGCCTTTTGTTCACCCACTTTTTACCCCTGTTTTCACCCTCATTTCACCCTGTTTTCACCCCGTTTCTATCATTTTCAATCGCTTTTGCACCAAATAATTTGATTGACAGGCGTTGAATCATCACCCTGCACCACTTTTTCGGTGAGTTGCGTCCGCATCCTGTCTCCCTCACTATATCCTCGTATGTCTTGCCCTTTATATAGACCGCCTCAAGTGCGTCGTATTTGTACCCCTCACCTGCTGCCTCTGCATCCTCTTTCAACGATGCAAGAGCCTTTTTCAAGTGTTCAAACAGAATGACCGTCTCTGCACGGCACTCTCTGACCGATTGCAGGAACGCCTTTTCTGCTGATATGTTGTATTTGCCTATATCCGGCACTTGAGAGGTCTCTGATACTGCCTCATTGATATATCGTTCCATTTCACGATAATTCTCAAGATATAGCAATGTTTTTTCAATGACCGTCTGCTCCTTTTCCTCTTTCATGCTTTTTCCTCGCTTTCTGCTTTCTTCTCATAGGCAGACCGTGCATTTTACGCCAGTTGTTCGTGTTTTTGCGATTTTCCGCATTTCGTGAACTGTTCATTTTCAAAATTGCCGTTTTTGCCTGTTTCACTGTCGCCTTGTCTGCTGCTGCCTCAACAATGCTCGAAATCTCATTTTCCGTCTTTCCCATCGCCCGAAATCTGTCAATTATGCCTTTTAAGATTCCCATATTATCACAACCCTCCTTTTCGCTTACATAAAAGGCGAATCGCCGTCGATGTCGTTCGGAATGTTCATGAATCCGTCTCCTGCGTCTGTATATCCGGCGTTTTCTGCCTGTTCTCCTGCTGCTTTCTTACTTTCTGCAAATTCCTGTTCCTCAATCACAACATCCGTCGTATATACCTTTTGCCCGTCTCTGTTGGTGTATGAGCCTGTCTGAATCCTGCCAGTAACAACAATTTTTGTTCCCTGTTTCAGATATTTTTCCGCAAACTCGCCGTTTTTCCCAAATGCCACGCATGAGATAAAATCTGCCGACTGTTGCCCGTCTCTTGCACCTCTTCGGTCGACTGCCAGTGTATAACGTGCCACACACATGGATTCCTGTGAACCGTTCTGCTGTGTATATCTTACATTCGGGTCTCTTGTGAGCCTACCCATCAATATGACTTTGTTCATTCTCTTTTTTTGTCCTTTCTTGAATCAATCTCTCGTATAAACGCAAATCATCCGGCGGGATGTCGAGATTCCAGTCTCTCGCAAATTCTATCCCGCCGATGAACGCCTCTTTTTCTCTATCAGTCATTTTCCCGCTGCATAACATATTCATTTTGCATTTTCTGCAATCTGACAAGTCCTTTTTTGAACTCAAGGTCATCACCATTCATGCACACATCGAATATTTTCTCATAGTCGACAATGTGTGTCTTGATGAACTCTGCCTCTGCTGCCGTCCTGCTCTCATTGATGAACATTCCCTTGACTGCCTCTTTTATCATTTCACAATGGGTCTGTTCCTCCTCTGTCGTTGGAGGTGTGGTTGCAATCATTTTCTCATACGCATTGTCAATCGCTCCTGCAATGAGTTCTTTCCAACCCTTGCCCCGCTCTCCTAATAACTGACATTCAATATCCTCGAAACGGTTTCCTTGCCCTGCTGCCGTGATTCTGATGTCCTTTTTGCCCTTTGCTGCAATCAGAATCAAATCGTCATCGTATGCCTCCATGTAATAGTCAAATTTCGCATCAAAATTCGCATTCGGATTGATGATGATTTCCGGTTGACTACTGCCCTCTGTCTGAATGCTCACGCCGATGTATTTTGTACCTGTTGCCTTTGCATTGATGAATATTGCCTTTAATTCGCTTTTGTTCATGCTGCTCCTCCATTAACTAATCTATTGAGTAACTGTTCATACATGGTTTTGTATGTATCTCTTTCGGTCTGCAATCTGATTGTGTCCTCTGCCGATGCCATATTCGCAATTTTCTTGTTTTCCTCAACATAGACTGCTGCATCCTGTTCAATCTCTGCGATTGCGTCCTCATGCTCCTGCTGCAACATCTCAATTTCTCTCTTGAGGCTGTCGATTTCCTCCTGCTGTTCTTTGATTGTCTCGTTGTACTTCTTTGTCGTCTTGATTCCACCGTCCAACTGCAAAGAAATCATGAGAGCAATGTCGATGTTCTCCATTTCCTTGTCTGTCGCCTCTCCGATATATGTTCCGATGCGTTCCGTTGATACCGAATAAACCTGCTCACACAATACCGTGCTGATTCTGCCTGTTGACCTTATTGTCACATGTGTCGGGAGGTCTGTTTTTGGCTGTGTAGTCATATATACAACCTCAACAACATTGCTGTTCTCATTGTTCTTGTTGTTGCTAACCACTACCGCCGGGCGGTCTGCGTGTTGTTCGCTCCCGTTGTAGGATGCCCCTCTGCTGATATAGAATATTTCACCTCTTTTAATGTCATTCATGATTATTCCTCCTCTCCGTCCACATGTAGTCTGCATCTTTTAAATCTATGGCACGCTTTTTCCTCGCTGTAGTGGTTCAATGTATCATGACAACATGCTGACATTCCATCCGGCGATACATTTACCCTGTCGAAATATTCGCATTGTTCACAAAAACGGTACGCCTCGTGTACACTCAAAACGCAATACCCATCACCTAACGCAGAGGATGTTTTTTCGTCATCCATGTATGAGATGAATATTTCAAGTGTTCGACCCGTTGCTTTTCCCTCCGCAAATTCTCCGATTGTGATTTCCTGTCCTATATTAAAACCGTCGTTTCGTGCAATGATATACTGTTGTTCGCCGTTTATCACTCTCTCAAACTCTTTTGTCGACATTCTGACGAATTTCTTTTTGTCCGCTGTGGCACTCGGCAAATTCTGCATTTTCTCCTCCTGCTCCATCTCGCGGAGTTTTTTCTTTGTCTCGCGGTCGATTGCATCCTGTTCCTCTGAATGTCTCTGCTCGTCGGTCTTGTATGCCTCTGTACGGTTCTTGTACCGGTCGCATGAGGTACATGTTCCGGTCTTGACGTTGCATGTCTCATATTCGGTGCAGGAATAGCAGATTGATGTGATTCCCTCCGGATGTGGTGTTTCATAATCGTCGCCCGCTTTTGCCTCCGGTGGATTCATGCCGATTTCTACCTCTGTGTCGGATTCTGACACCTGCTGCCCTGCTGCCTTTTCTGCTTTCATGTCTTTCACATCTTTGTGCGTTAGTTCTCCGGTCTCTGTGAATTTCCCCAGTGCCTCCCGCTGCTCGTCCTCTGTCATCCCGCTCAATTCATAGGCTGCGGAAAATGTGAGGCGTTCGCCCTTGAGTTCCTCTTTCCATTCCGGAATCAGATTGTTGTTGACTGCCTCGATTTGAGCAACCTTTGTTTTGCTCATGTGCAGCATTGAGGAAATCACCTCTCTCAATCGTCCGGATTGCAGGTCATATCCCTTGATTTTCTTTCCCGCTGCTTTCATACGCTCAAGAGATGCCTTGAGGCGTGTTTCCTCCTCAATCATGTCTGAAACGGTCTTTGTACGATATGCGTTCGCAATTATGATTTCAACCTGTTCCTCGTCATCGTCCTGCGGTGTCGTCAATTTACTGGTCGCAAGTTCAAATTCTTTATATCCTTTTGATACGAGATACTTGAGAGCCTCCCACCGTCTTTCACCTGCCACGATTCTATATTCACCCTTTTCGCACGGTGCATATACAAGTTCGAGGTTCTGTTTCAGTCCATACATGAGGATGTCTCCTGCCAGTTCCTCAATCTGCTCTACACTGTAAAAATTCATATCATTCCGGTACATCTTAAAAATTGAGATGTCCTTTGTCCGGAATCTCGCTCTCGGAGATTCATCAATCCCCGCTTTGCTGTTCTTGTTGAGTGCGTCTTTCACGCTGAATCCTGCTGCCATCTGTTCAACCTCCTGTCATTACTCTGTGAGTTTCTGTTTCTTTGTCTCTGTACGTTCGACGTTGATTTCACCCTTTGCATTCTGTGAAATTGATGCTTTGACCCCCCCTCGGAGGTTCAATGTGACTTTCGCAAGTCCTCCGGTGTAAATCTCCTCGACTGCTGCCTTTAAGATGTTCACGATGCCCTCACCGCATCTCTTGTCCGGTGCTGCGTTCTCTCCAAACAAGGCAGACACATTCATCATTGCCTTTTCTTTCCTCTGTTTCTCTTTCTGATACTCGACCGCCTCGGTGCAGTTACATGTCATTGTTGCCTGTTCCTCTGCTTGTGCTGCTGTCAGTTTTTCATCTGCCTCAATCTGCGTCATCTGACCGCAGAATCTGCATTTTGCTGTTTTCACGATGTTTCCCATGTGCTTTCCTCTCTTTCCGGTCTCATGCGACCTCATGCAAAATTATTTTTCTGAATATGCTCTCGAAATTCCTCACGGAACATCGAATTGTACGAACGCACCGCCTTTTCATTGATTTCCACATAGTCGATTGCTTTCGTTGGAATGTTCAAATTTCTCAAGGCACATCGAGGCGACCCAATCCCTCCGAACAATTCAAGGATTTGTATTGTCTCGCCCATGTCCTGCTGCCTCCTCTCTTTTTGCAAGTTCTTCTTTTGCCAGTTTTATGAAATCTTTCAAATCTTCCAGTCTGCGGTTGTACTTCTCAAACGCTTTCCGTGCATTGTCGTACTGCCATTTAAGAAAAAGCCATTGTGTTGTTCCCTCTTTCTCTTTCAATTCTTTTTCTGCCTTTTCGATGGTCTCTTTCAAATCTCCGCTATACTTGAATGTTGTTCCGTTCTTTTTATGCACCGCTCTCATTCCTGCCATGTCTGCCCCTCCATTTCCTTGAGTAACTCATGCACAACGCATCTGTAATCTTGAGACACAATCCCACGCTTTGAAAATTTCGGGAGTGGTATCATTGCCGTTGTGGATTTCTCTGCGATGATAGAACGACGAATCGGTGTGGCAAACATGTCAAATCCGGATTCTGCTTTCAACCACTCCTCAACCTCAAGAGATGTCTTGTTTTTCTGTCGCATTGTCATGAGTGCCTTGATTCTCAAATCCGGATTGATTTCTCTCAAATCCTCAATCTGTTCCTCAAGGTTCTGCAATGCCTCGATTTCATATCCTCCGACCTTTACCGGAGCGATGACGAGTTCTGCTGCAATCAAAATGTTAATAACAACCATGTCAAGCAATCGCCCGCAATCACAAATGCAATAATCGTATGCGTCAGATACTTCCTCCAACGCCTCACGCATCCTTGTGACTTGATTGTCCTCTGACTTGAGCAGCAGATTCATGTCGGTTTTCATGAGATAGCCATTCGCCGGAATGACGTCAATGTGCGAATAGTCGGTCGGTCGAATCAAATCACCCGTTTTATATGTACCTCCGACACATTCATGTTTCTCAAGCAGTTCACTCATGCCGATTCCGTCCGGTTCATATACCCCGAACGTCTTTGATGTGTCTCCCTGTGGGTCTCCATCTAACACAAGCACTCTTTTTCCCTGCTCCTCGCCTAACATGTAGGCGATTGAATCGGATGTCGTTGTTTTCCCGATTCCTCCTTTTGGTGACATTACTGCAATGATTTTCATGTCTTTTTTCCTCCTGTTATTGTCCTGTTATATATAAATCGTGTAATACAGTTTCATTTGCAATTCTTGAAACTTGAAATCCGGCGTTTCGTCCGGTCGTAGCGGTGACATGAGGTTCAATTCTTTCCACTTCCTGTGTGTAATCTCCGGAACTGCTCTGAATTTCACAACCGTGTCGTTTTTGTGTTGCTCGTAGAGTGTGCAGTTCGTGTGACTGACCTCCGGTGCGAATAATGCAAGATAACCGACGAACATCTCCTCGTCTCCCTTGATGATTCGCAGCATGTCCGCACTCTCTAATGTGTTGAGCAAATCCGCAAGCGTCATGACCTGCCTCCCTTGATTTTCCCGTCCTTGAGGATGCTGTTGTTCGGGATGCTCATTTTGTTATTGAAATCCTCCTCCGGGCAATAGCACAACGAAAGATTCAAATATTCCTCAATGACTTTGATTGCCTCCTCTGCTGAATAGCAGGTTGCGACGAAATGTCCTGCTGCTGCCATATCTGCAAGGAACTCTTTTTGTGTGTCCTGCTGCCTGTTGTTCCCGAATTTCATTTCAACGAACAATCCGCAGTATGAGCCTTTCGGATATGGGAGGCATAAATCAGAAACACCCGCCTTGACACCCATCTGCTTGAATTTGACCGCCTCTGCTCTGTTCCTGCTGCCTCCGTTCGGTACATGGAACAACCATCTCAATTCCGGATAACGGTTCATGTTCCAATTCGCCCACGACACGACATTGATTTGCTCTGTGTCCTCACTTCTCATTGCGTATTTCATATTCATCCACATTCACCTCTCTTTTGCATATTTCGTAGTATTCGCATGTCAGACATAAATGTCTGCAATCCTTGACTTTGAGCATATGTCTGAATCTCTCTGCGACTTCTCTCATTTTCATCTGTCCTGCTCCTCCATTTCTAAAATCATGTAGGCGTGAATGAAAATTCTCTTGTGTTTCCTGCCGAACTGGTCTTTTGCCGGAGGCACTTCATGCATATTCTCAATCGTTCTCTTTGCCTCCCACCATCGGCGTGTCTTTCCGTCTCTTGAAATCGGCTTGAAATGTACCTTGACCGTTCCTTTGACGATGGAAAACTGGTCTTTGTCTACCCACAGGATGTCATCGAATCCCGCTGCCTTGACTGCTGCCTCTGCTTTTCTGAAATATCTATCTTTTGATTCCGGTTTCCAGTCAAATCTCATTTCCCGACCGCCTCCTCAATCTCTTTCATTCTCCTCATTCGTGCATGTATATAAAACATGCAATTAAAATCGTTGTAGTACACTGCTGCATTTGTGAAATCCATTTCCGGATACCACTTTTTCAATACCTCCGGAATTGAATCTCTGTTTTTTACCATTCCGTCAACGAATGAGCTAATCTGTTTATAGCTGCCACCTGCTGCCGGACGTTTGGAATGAACGACCTTGATTCGTGGGTCTCTCAATCCCTGTGAACTGTTCCATCTCTTTTCTGACGGAACACGGTTCTTTTCTTCAACGATATAGTTCGCCATGCCGGACAAACCGTTTTCGTCTGTCTGTAACCTGCGAACCTCATTCCTGCTTGACTGTTTCCAACATGATTCAACTGTCTCCATGTCTAACGCACCATCCATGACAATGTGATGATGCCATCTGATTTCCGCATCCGGATTGTATGCGG